TGTTTGCTGGCATCTACTATCAACATGATGAGGAGTATCTTAATCCTCAGACTAATGGTTCATGGTCGGGGCTGTGGGTATTCAATGAGGTAACCAATGGTTCCTTTGATGAGATGCCTGTGTCAATGACGTATCTGCGGAGGAAGTACGGTGCTAACTCTTGATGAAATACTAGAGCGTGTCGCTGCTAGGTACGATGAGGTAACTATCATGGAGGCTTTAGAGATAACAGCCGAAGAGTTAGTAGAAAGATTCTCAGATAAGGTAAACACTAACAGTTGGAAGTTTGACTTGGAGGAAGAACATGAGCATTGATGACGCAACACCAGCAGAGTGGGATGCAATTCCATCAGGACAAAAAAAGTGGATCAAGGTAGATGTAGTTGAGAAGCCAGAGCATTACAACAAGGGTGGCGTCGAGGCTATTGATTACATCAAGCAGCAACTAGGTGATGGCTTTGCTGACTACTGCGCTGGTAACGTGCACAAGTACATACACAGGTACAAGTACAAGAACGGTGTAGAAGATCTACGCAAGGCTCGTGTTTATTTAGAATGGTTGATAAAGAGTATGGTAGAATGAAAGTCGTAGAAGGTAGTTTTGGTAAAGGCAAAGAAGACAAGGATGAGATCCTAACGTCTGAGTTTCTTTCTGCTTTTGTAGTTAGAGCAATGCAACATGAAGAAGAAGGTAAGTCATTCAAGGTAGCTGTCATCATGTACGAAGATGGTGAGATGTTTGAAGTAGCATCCAATGAACAGTACCCAGATGGTGTCTTCATGTTATTACAATTAGCATCACAAGCAATACTAAATGAAACACTAGGAGTAACAGAATAGATGGACGCATACCAACAGTACATACACAAGTCACGCTACGCCCGTTACAATGCAGAAGAGCAACGACGAGAGACATGGGAAGAAACAGTCAATCGTTATGTTAACTATTGGGTAGACAAAGCAGATCTCAATGACTTTGAAGTATCTGATATCTTCAAGGCCATACATGAGTTGGATGTTATGCCCAGCATGAGAGCGTTGATGACAGCAGGAGAAGCACTAGACCGTGACAACGTAGCAGGGTTTAACTGTAGCTACCTACCTATCGACCACCCTAAAGCATTTGATGAGATGATGTACATACTCATGTGTGGTACTGGTGTAGGTTTCAGTGTTGAGCGACAGTACATAGCCAAGCTACCTGAAGTTGCGGAGAAGTTTCATGAAACAGACACAGTTATTAATGTTGCAGATTCGAAAATCGGATGGGCGAAATCGTTTAGGGAGTTGGTATCACTTCTTTATTCAGGTCAAATTCCCCAATGGGACGTTAGCAGAGTACGACCTGCGGGTGCCACACTTAAAACTTTCGGAGGTCGTGCAAGTGGTTCAGAACCTCTCGTCGAGCTATTCAAATTCACGTCCGGGTTGTTTCAAGGATCTGCTGGACGAAGACTTACGTCACTTGAATGCCACGATCTTTGCTGCAAGATCGCCCAAGTCGTAGTAGTAGGAGGAGTAAGACGATCAGCACTTATCTCACTGTCTAACCTGTCAGATGACAGACTACGCAGGGCTAAGACAGGTGAGTGGTATCACGCTAACCCACAACGTGCGCTGTCTAACAACTCTGCCTGCTACACAGAGAAGCCTGACTTTATTGCTTACTTAGAAGAATGGAAAAGCTTATATGAATCCTACTCAGGAGAACGAGGTTTCTTCAGCAGAGTTGCTAGTCAAAAGCAAGCTGAAAGGAATGGCAGACGAGATGCTACCTACGATTTTGGAACTAATCCATGTAGTGAGATCATCCTCAGACCCAACCAGTTCTGCAATCTATCAGAAGTTGTTGTCAGGCCAGACGATACGCTCTCTAGCCTCAAACGAAAGGTACGCATTGCGGCTATCCTTGGAACTCTACAAGCTACCCTTACAGACTTTAGATACTTAAGGAATATCTGGAAGACAAACACAGAGGAAGAAGCTTTACTTGGTGTATCACTAACAGGTATCATGGATCACCACTTACTATCAGGACGAGGTGACAATGCAAAGCTTAAGAAGTGGCTCACAGAGATGCGAGAGGAAGCAATTGAGACTAACAAGCGGTGGGCTGAGAGACTTAACATTAATCCCTCTACAGCTATTACTGCGATTAAGCCTAGCGGTACTGTTAGTCAGTTGGTTGACAGTGCTAGTGGTATCCACCCTCGCTATAGCGAACAGTATATACGAACAGTTAGAGCTGATTCTCGTGACCCTCTTTGTGCTGTCTTAGAGGCTGCTGGTGTACCTGTAGAGACAGATGTACACAGTGCTAGTACAAAGGTGTTCAGCTTCCCTATCGCCTCACCAGAGGGCGCTGTGACAGCCTCAGCTATGGGTGCAATAGAACAGTTAGATTTGTGGGAGTTGTATCAGGACTACTGGTGTGAACACAAGCCATCTATGACGTGCTACTATAGGGATCATGAGTTTCTTGAGGTAGGTCAGTGGCTATGGAACAAGTTCGATAAGGTATCAGGTGTTAGCTTCTTGCCTTACTCAGACCATGTATTCCAACAGGCACCTTATCAGCCCATTGATAAGAAAACCTACAAGCAAGCAGTAAAAGACTTCCCCACTGAGATCAACTGGGATATCAATGAGGAGTCTGATATGACTGAAGGTAGTCAGGAGCTAGCTTGCACAGGTAACAACTGTGAGATCTAGTCAATAAAACCTAGCTTTTCAAACAGACGCTCTCCGGTGGCTGTGCGTAGAACTCTATCTATGTTTGCAACACCGGGGACGTATGTTTGTCCTGCCCTAAGCAAAGGCGTTAATGCCTCATCTTCTCCTGTTAACAAACGCTGTCCTGTTTGAGCAGCTCCACTTAGAACACTACCCGCAGCGGCTATTGGTGCTGGCCTTAACTCAACAGCCTGCCCTCCGTATTCCTCAGATCGAATGTTAACAATACCAGAAGACATATTAGAAGCTAATTGATTTAACAATGCCTTAGATATACCTTCAGGAGTGAGTAAGTCTTCAAGGTCTTTATCTTTAGACAAGTCAAATGTTTTTCTCCAATCATCCCATACACCTGCAAAAACACCAAACAATCCTGCATACTTAGCAGAGTTAAGCATTGCGGATCGGGCAGCTTCAGCACCTTCTTTGGTGTTTAATCCTACGCGTTGCGCTTTACTAATGTTTAAACCAATGTCAGTACGTATACTATTCATCTGCTTGTTCATATAACTTAACATACTGTACGCCATACGCCCGTTAGGATTATCGTGGAACGCTTTAGGCATAGCACTAGCACTAACAGGTTGCCATTTGTTCAGAGAAGCACCAGCAAAGTTCAGCACCCAAGGATTACTGTACTGTTCATTCTTTAATGCGTTAACAGTAGCCTGAAACTCAGACTCAGTAAGCCCTTTCATTCCATCATGCTTACGTAGCTTGTCTAGATTACCTTTTTTGGAAAGGTCAATGCCGCGTCTAATTGCACTGTTAGTCAGCATCTCCTGACCCATACGGTTAACTGTTGAAACACCAGACACTTTGTACAGACCTTTACTTAGCGTGTCTAAACCTCGGACAACACCTCTATTCCATACAAAGCGTTGGCCTTCCGCAGATTCTCTAAAAGCTTTTTCACCTGCGTTAGCTAACTCTCCCATAAACTCTTTGTCTAAACCGATCTGTCTGTTAGATAACCAATTAGGATTCTTTATACCAAAGGTCTGATTAAACGTAGACAAGATTCCTTTAGGAATAGTTTGCGCCCACGCTTTAACACCGTTCTGGTAAATAGGAGCGGTAATTCCTTCAGCTACGTTTAACAAAGCATTAAGAGGATTACCTAAAAGAGTTCCTGAAACTGTTCTTCGTAACACGGCACCTGCTACATTGCCTCCTGCCTTTGAAGCAATAAACTGAGAGCGTAATCCGTTAGCTAAGTTAGCAGCAACGTCATCACTTGCTCCTTCTTTTTTAGCTTGTCTTTCTATCGCATTAATAACAACATCTAATCTACTTTCCCCTTTTCCGATTTTAGGCTGACGAATTTTGTTTACATCAACATCAAACCTAGCAATTAAAGCACGAGCAGTAGAAATATCTTCTGCCATTTCTTTAACGGCTAACAAAGGATTATTATATTGGTCAGGGTTTCCAATAACTTTCTTTTTAGTTCCTTGAATTGCTTCAAGAGCTTTAGCAGGTATATAATCGCCTTTAGACAACTTAACAAAATCTAGTCCAGTAAGAACAACCATTTGCTCTTGTAAAAGTTTTACTGCTTCTTTTTCTTTAGCAGTTGTTGCAGCAGAACTTAGATCATTCCATGTAGTACGTCGTTCTTTTTTTATCCCTTCGTTCATACGTAAAGCAATAGCCTTTAACGCTCTATTATTTTCAAAGATGTCTGCTACTGGTTTAAGAGTAGTATCAAATATCTCTTCTATTTCTCGTTGATCGTGCCTTGCTAAAGTCTCTGCATCTTCAGCTAGTCTTGCTGCACGTTGTCCTACGTTTTTAGCAAGCCATTCTTTTGTGGTTAAAAACACGTTACCCATAACATTGCTAGGCGCTTTAGGATAAGAAGTTATAGAAGTATCGTCAGTTATATCGTCTACTTTTCTGCTTTGTAAACTGGTATCAAAGTCTTTCCCAATTTTCCTAGCTTCTTTTGCTCTGCCTACATCCACAAAACCTTCAGACCCACCTATGTGACTTCCTTTACCTGACCATGTTTCAGCATCTAGTTTTTCAGTAGCTTTTTTTATTTCGTCTGCATTTTTAGTCAGCAGTCCCCCTGCGGCACCACCAATAACTCCTCCAAGACCTGCACCTA